TTGCGGATCTCGGCGACGTTCTGCTGGTACTGGACAGACCGCCCGTTGTGGGCGGCGCTAGTGGGAGCGGTTAGCCGGTCCTGCAGCGACGCCATGAGGCGCGTGCGGGCGGCTTGAAGTTCAGAAACTGAGAGGTGGCGGTAAATGCCCATGCATGCGATGACAACAGTTCATCGCGGACATTTCCGCTGGACCAAAGTCACAAACTGCAGTCCGACTCGGACAGAATGCAGAGTTGCATGCAACGTCAAAACTAACCTCTGCGCATTACCTGCTTGCGGTCACCAAGCGCCGGCATCAGCCTCAAAAAGAACTATGCAATCAACGTTTTATGGCTACTACCCTCCAACAGACCTTCAATATGGGTTGCTATGGAAGGAGGCAACAATTGTCTTGGACACCAACGTTCTACTGAATCTCTATCGCCTACCAACGACCGCGCGGGATGAATTCATTTCAGCACTGGAAAACCTGAAGTCTCGACTGTGGATTCCACATCAGGTAGCTCTAGAGTTTCAACGCCGACGGCTAACCGTGATTGCAAGCGAGCGAAAAAATACCGAAGAGGCAGTGAACGCGGCCAAAAAATTGGCAGGAGAGCTAAAGGCGAAGATCGAAGCGCTTCAAATCGACAAAAGGGACATTGGCATAGATGTCAAACCATTAATCGAGGGCTTTGAAAACGCCAACTCAAAACTCGTTGATGCATTGGACGTTGCGCACGCAAGACAGTTTGAGATATCAGCCTCCGACGCCCTTAGAGACTCGCTTGACAAGCTTTTTGAAGGAAAAGTCGGCGATGGCCCTAAAGATCAAAATGAACTTGACTCTCTTTCATCGAATGGCGACGAGAGGTATGCAAACAAGATACCGCCCGGCTTCGCGGATATAGACAAAGAAAAGAACCCAACGGAAGCGTACTTCTTTCACGATCACCTCAAGTATGAAAGAAAGTTCGGCGACTTGATACTTTGGCGCCAAATTCTGTCACATGCAAAGATAAACTCGATTAAATATCTGATTTTTGTAACGGCTGATAGAAAGGATGATTGGTGGTGGCGCGAACAAGGGCGGACAATCGGAGCTCATCCCGAATTACTTAGAGAGATGAAGCGCGAAGGTGAGGTAGAGCTCTTCTGGATGTACTCTCCGGCGCAGTTTCTCGAGCATGCCAATAAGTTTACGACCATTGAAGTTTCATCCCAGTCGGTTGACGAGGTAAAACAAGTCGCAGCAGACGATCTGAAAATTATTCAGTCTAATGAATTGAAAGTTAGCCCCAGCTTGCTTGATCGCGCAGCCTCACATCGCGAGCGAGCGATACAGGCATCGAAACGTCGACGTCTACGGGTCATGAGCTATGTCGAAATGATTGAGGACGGTGCACAGGACGCTGTCTTCAATTGGCTAATCGGAGAATACCAGGACCTAGAAATTAAGCCTCAAGGCAACTCAGATTTTGTCGCTGAGACCAGGCGCGGCGGTCTTCACGGGTTTCGATTCGATGTTTATGCAAGCATCGATGCGTTAGTAACCTTGAGCACAGGGGAATACATAGCCGATGCAATTTTGGATGCAGATATCAAGGGATATTCATTTTTTACCTATATCGCAGTCCTAACTGAACGAGAATTTTTAAATATCACAGGCGTGACCCTGCAAAAACTCACCAAGCATTTTCAAAATATAGTTCCCGACTATCCGAGCCACAACATGGTTATCGGCTTTTCGACCGGCTCCGAATTTTCGCCAATCCTGAAAATTGACCCACTAACAAGCTAGGCAATATTTTCCAGCACTCAGGCCCTTCAATACCTCTCCCGTGAACCCTCAACGATAGAGGACTGCAGGAAATCGATTAAAACATTATTTCTTTGCAAGAATTCTCCGCACATGGCGCGGCGTTATGCCATAAGCCTGCGCAAGCTCGAAGAGATTTTTTCCATTGAATCTTTCAGCGATTTCATTGTGAACTCGGTTTTTGTCGCGGGAAGTTCGCTTCGGCAAATAAATATGCGTTCCTCCCAAACGCAGAATAATGCGCTCGACAAGACTCGCTGCGGCCGCCTCAGGCATCGGGACACCGAAGCATTGGGCTACAGCGCGTGCCTCCTCTTCAATGATGGCCAGCGGCTCATCGGGATACGCTGGTGAAACATTGCCGTTCATTTCTAATTCAGTTCGATCGGGGAAAAAATTTCGATATCGGTTCTGGTCGGCTGAGAAACTCGAATGGATGCGACTGGCTGCTTGGCCATCTCAGGCGGCGTAGCTGGATGTTTGATGGGCGGAAGCGGCTGCGCCGAAAACAGATCGCGTGGAGGCTGCACAGCCATCTCCACATCTGCCCACCGTTTGTCGGTGTAGTTGTGCAAACCGATCCCGAAGGCCGCGTGCAACGCATAGTTCCTGTTGTCGAGCACCTCGTTGCGCGGTCGACGCTTCACCCAACGGAAGACCTCCTTGCCGTTGACCTTCACGAGGATGCGCTGCTCGGCAGTGAGCTGCTCAAACCACTCGCGCGGCAGCTCCGAGCTGAAGTGAATGAAGCCCGGGCCAGGCTGCTCGATGGCGAGCTGCCCCAGCAGCAAATCTTTCGCCGTATCAACGCCGACATTCCACAGCTTGATGCCGTTGGGAATCTTCTTCCCGTTGAACCTCACCTCCTGCGGGCTGCTCGGCCCGAGCACGGGTACGTTCTCTTCACCACGACCCTTCACCGCTCGTAGCTTGGGCAACATGTGCTGCGTCTTGCGCACCCAGTTGTAGACCGCTTGCGTCTGGTCGCTCGAATCGATGGAGATAGCGCTCAAGCCCAGCGAGCCGCCGTGCCAGGCTTGCACGTAGCGGCCCGAGAGGTAGGCCGTCACTGGAGCCCAGTCATCCTCAGACGCGGGGTTGCCGTAGATGACATGGTGCTCGACGTGCCATGACTCGAGTCCACGGCCCCACGCCCATACGTCGATCTCCCAGCGGTCACGCTGCACGTCCACGCCGGCCGTGAGCACTAGGCCGCCGGCGGGCACGGTTCTGAGCGCATAGGGCTCGGCACGCAACTGCAGGGCGTGCTCATCGGTGCGCTCGCCGACGATCTCCCATGTCTCACCGAGCGTCTCATTGACGAAGAGCTGCATGGGGCCGGCATCGCCGCGTGCGAGGGCATCGCATGCTTCCTCGAATTCTTTGACGATGCTTTCCCAGGTGCGCTGGGGGCTGTACGCCGCCCATACGTGCAGGCCGAGGCTCTGCGGTGGGCGCGTCGGCATGCCGGCCGCATCGCGCCAGATGCGATCAGGCCCGAAGGTCTTGCCGGTCTTCTCGCACATCCAGCGGCCGGGCATTGGCAAGCCGCCTTGCAGAAAGTCGCTTTGCCGAATCGACTTGCGGCAGTGCGGGCAGACATGGCGCACGCTGGCCGGGTTACCGCGTTCCCACTTGAAGCCGTGGAGCTTTTCCTTGCCGCCCCACGAGAGCGGGTGCTCAACGCCGCAGTGCTTGCAGTCGATGTAGAAGCGAACGAAACCGGCCGCATTCAACGCGGCGCGCTCGACATGGCACAGGCCCTTCACGCCAGGCGTGGAGCCTCCGACGAACTTCGGATACGGCGCGCCCTCAAGACGGCCTTTCGCCAAGCCGCCGGGATCGCCGGACTTCTCGATGGTCTGGTCGAAGGCCGACCACTCGTCGAGAATCGAGATGGCCACGGTGATGCGGCGATAGGCACGCTTCGCTTTGCCGCCCAGCAGATGAAGCACGCTGTCGCGAAACTTCTTCATCTTGATGGTGTCGTCGTTGCCGCCACCCTTGCGGCGCGCGGCCTGAACAGACGGCACGCCGTCGCGCGCATCGAGGATGGGGTCAATCTCGCTCTTGACGTAGCTGTCGCGGTCGTCGTCTGTCGGCTGCCAGAGCGCCTGCTTGCGGCGACGGTGCGCGATGTTGTAGGCCACGAAGGCGGTAATCATCTTCGTGTAGCCAACGCGCTTCGACTTCATCACATCGAGTTCTTCGATGCGGTCGTCACTCATGAAGTCGAGGATGCCGACTTGAAACGACCACGCGATCCAGCCGCCCTTCTGGTGCGAGCTTTCGCCGGCGAGCTTGAAGTGATCGGCGGCCCATTCGCTGAGCGTCTGGAAGACCTCGGCGCGCAGACTGCCAAGGCCCAAGGTGACAGCGTGAAGCACTGCCGTGAATGTTTCACGCGAAACGTGTGCGGCCATCAGTTCGTCGCCTCCGTGTGGTCTTCGAGTGCGGCACCGTCTGCGCTCTCGCCTTCGTCCGCCTCGCGGCTCATCCTTTCCAACTCCGATGCGACGAGCTTCTCTGTAGACCGAATCCATTCGTTGCGTGCGTTGGCGATCACCTGCTGCAGCGTCGCCTTCGCTTCGTCTGGCAGATCCGGGCACGCCTTGCGCAGCGCGCCCTCCAGTTGCTCGAAGCGATCAACGACTGCGCTTGACGCCATGCCGAGCACGTCGGCGAGCAGGCCGATCGGCGCGAACTCGCCGCGGGCCACAGCGTTCTTGATCTCCTGCGCCTCGCGCTGACTGCGAGCGAGTGCGGCGCGCTCCTGCACGAGGTCGAGTCCGCCCAGCTCACCTGAGGCGCGTCCGGCAGCGACCTCGCGCAGCCTCTCGCAGTAGGCGAGCAGCCACGCATGCGCCGACTGGCCGCGCTCGATCAAGCCTTCGGCGACCAGCTGGCTGACCTTCGCTTCGCTCACGCCTATGACGGCCGCGAACTCGGCCTGCGTGATGCCAACCCCCATAGCCTCAATGACCTTCACTTAACCCCCTTAGCAAGCTCGGTGAACAGCCCGAGCACGCGGTTCGAATTACCCGTATCGGGCGCCTCGCGGAAGGACCCGCCCGACGCTCCGGGGCGCCCCACGATGGTGCGGGGGCGACGTGGCGCGCGATGGGGTGACATGACGTGCCCTCTCCTCATTCGCCCACCATCTGCCGGATGCGGAATCGGATGCGCCGCTCGATGTACGGCTGCACGTCGGCCCGGTCGGCCACGCGCTCTCTGCTGATGCGTGCTTCGTACGTCGCATTGCGCACGAACATGAGCACAGGCCGCACGATGCCGCCTTGCGTGCCCGTCGCTGCCCATATGCCAGGCGCAAGATGTTGCGTGGGACCACCGCGAAGACGACCGTACGCAACGAAGAAGCGCACGCCCTCGCGGCCCTTGCTGCCCCTGTGCAGACGGGCCTTGCTCCTGTCCGTCATGTTGGCCCGATAGCCCTGCTCGCCCAGC